ATGATTCCCGGTGCAGTTGTAGAAGCTATCTTTCAGAGAATCCAATCCGATACTTCGGTCGTTTTACTCAGGTTTGACGAACAGCAAAGTTCTTATCCTCTCGGTGTTTACCGCTCCACTTCTTGTTTAGTGGAATCAGTTTATAGAAATATTCAAACGCGGGCGGAGAAGGTTGGAGATCCGACAACTGTAGTTCAAACTAGATTCGAAAAATATCAGGATACATATTCATTAAATTTTTTTGATACTCAGAGTCTTGAAAATGCACGAGTGGCTGCTTTAACTGTGTTTCATTGGTTTGGTTCTCCTGATAATCGTTCCTTTTGCGAGGAGAATTCGATTGTTCCTCGCTTTGTTGGTACTAATATTCAAGATAAAAGTATCTTTCAAAGTTCGACTTGGCTTTATCAGGTTGGGTTTGATATCCGATTCGATTATACATTCGAATATACCGAAGAGATTGAGATAATCTCCAAAATACAAATCACCGAAGAATTCGGCAGTCATAATGAAAATCTGGAAGTAGAGGTTTAGCAAATGGCATTTATTAATGATATCATAATAGATATCACTCGGGGGACCCAAGGGTTAACACAAAAATCGTTTCGACCGCTGATATTAAAAGCGGGAGATAGTTCGGCAACTGCTTTGGAAAAGAATATCGTGTCCGATTTAACTGATCTTACATCGGCCGGTTTTACTTCTTCTGATGATGTTTATAAAATGGCGTCTGCAATGTTTGCTCAGTCTCCGAAGCCGGAAGACATTATGATAGTCGTTTCTCCGGATACTATCTCTGAAGCTCTCGATGAGTTACGTGGGTTGGATGATAATTTTTATGCAATTTGCGTCACCTCAAGAGCTAAAGCTGATTTGAATGCCGCAGGCACTTGGGCGAATGCGAATAAGAAATTTTTCTTCGGATGTTCTTCTGATATTACTTCTCTCGATTCTAGGAATGTAGATAGGGAAGCATATCTAATTCACAATAATGCTCCTGCCGACTTTCCGGAGTGCGCTTGGGTTGGGCAGAATATTCCGAAACAACCCGGATCAACCACGTTTAAGTGGAAGCGTTTGAATGGCCAAAATGCGTCTACGTTTAGCAAAACCGAATTGACCACGATTCGAACCAGTAAAGGCCAAGCGCTCCAAGCAATGTCCGGAGCAACATACGTAAACGAAGGAACAACGACCTCTGGAGAGTTTATAGATGTGATCGTTGGGCAAGATTGGGTCGAAGATCAGCTTCAGATCGATCTACTCTCATTATTTTTAAATAATGAAAAGATAGCTTTAGACGATTCAGGGATCGCGCAAGTAGAAGGTGTGGTACGTAACGTCTTGAAGAGAGCAGGAGATGCGGGTATTGTCGCAAGAGCATCTTCCGAAGATGATTTGAAATTATCGGATGATAAGGTCTATATGAGCCAGGTTTTCGTTCCTCGAAGAGCTGATATTTCAGTTAATGATCGCGCAAATAGAGAATTGAAAGGGATCAAGTTCGTATACTATCTAGCCGGTGCGATCCATAAAGTAAATGTTAACGGTTTAATTACGGTTTAAGGAAATATTAAATGGCTGATAAATTTTTAGGAACATACGATCCAAATCAGGTTACTCTTTCCGTTTCTGGAAGATTGGTTTCAGGATTCTTCGACGGTACTTTCATTTCCGTTAAACGAGCTGATAATGAAGTTTATAAAACTCACGTAGGTGCCAGGGGAGAAGTTTCCAGAACAAAAAACAATAATACTTCCGGACAAATCACTTTTACCTTAAAGGGAACTTCTCCGGATAATGCATTTTTGGATTTGGTAAAAAATCTACCGAATACTTTCCCAGTGATGGTGAAGAATAATTCCGATGGAAAATTCGTAGCAGTCGCAAGTCAAGCTTGGGTATCTACGGATCCGGATAAGGAATTCGGCGTAGAGGAAAGCGGGGTCGAGTGGGTTTTGACTTGTGCGGATCTAAATAAAGCGCACTTGAGTTGATCTATATTTGAATTCGCTTTCTGGATCTTAAAAATAAGGCCGGAAAGCGAATGAATTCAAAAGAAATAAAATAAAGGAATCATAATATGTCTTACCAAGAGAAAATTGAAGTTAATGGGAAAGAATACATTCTTCAGCACCCAGGATCTAAGGAATGGATTAAATTAAAATCTAAGATGTTTAAGATTGCGGAAGGAAACATGGATCTTTCTGTGATTTTGGAATATTGTTTTGATCATGTAGTCTTTCCTGGAAAGGGTGCCACAAAATTATCCATTGATGGACCTCTTGGTCCGGATGGAAAGCAAACTATATTACAGCAAGCCGAACTAAAATCTTGGATCCGAGAACTTGAGGAGGTATGGGAAATTATTCTTCCCCGATTTCTTAGAGGGGAGTTGGAGCCCGGATTTTCCTGGCCAGAGAATGGAGCAAGAAACGGTAAGGCGTCTCTTGCAAATCAATCGTCTTGAGGAAATCCGACTTAAAAACGAATTAGACGAAGAAATCGCGATCTGGAGACCCGTCGTAAACGGCATTCTAACATATTCGGAAGCTTGTGAAATGCATCCAAGAGATTTAGCAAAAGCGAATATACTTGTGGATAGAATGATTAAAGAACAGAAGCAGGCTGCGAACAAATCGCGCGGAAAGTAATTAGATGGCAGAAGGAATTCAAATAAATTACGAATTTGTATATCTGAGCAAAGGATATGCCGAATTTATTCGTTTGAGTGCATCTTTTAAAAAGACTTCTACCGAGTTGAAAAAATTAGAAGGAACAGCAAAAGCTACTTCAAAAAGTTTTAAAGAATTATCCGAGCAATATAAGAATATCGGAAATTTTGCCATAACTGCTGCTAAAGCATTTTCTGCTTTAGTTGGTGCTGCTGATGCAAACAACCAATTGGAAAAACAAAGGTTAATACTAAAAAATTTAGCCGGAAACGATTATGGTCAACTGCAAAATGCAATTCGTAAAACAGTTTCATTATCTAAAAATACAACCTCTGAAAAAGCACTTTTAGAAGCGAGTAAGGCTGCCTTAGATAATAAAGTTTCTGTCGATTTCCTGAATAAGTCTATGGAAACATTTCAAAAAATTTCCGTAGTCACTGGGCAGAGTCTTTCTGATCTTTATAAACTTCCCGAGAAAGATAGGCAGAAACTTTTAGATAAATATACTAAAGATAATGTAAGCATGACTAAGCTTCAAAACGATTTTAATCAGGTTGTGGGTAACGGAGTATATGTCCAAGAGCAATATGATAATTCATTGCTAAAGTTGCAGCAAACATTAAGTAAGGCGTTGCTTCCGGCAGTTATTCCGTTAGTAGATGCCTTTTCTTTCGTTATAGAATATTTTACAGATGCAACTCATGGAACAGAGAGATTGCAAGTTGCATTTATAATATTAGAATCACTTGTTGCAGGTTTGGCAATTGCGGCGAGCTATTTTGGAGTTTCTTTATTGCCTCCTATTATTGCCGCCACCTTGGCTTGGGCTTCCGCAACTTGGGCTGCGATTGCTCCTTTGCTTCCGGCGATTGCTGCCGGAATAGCTTTAGGATTAGTAATAGCAGGTATCACTTTAGCCGTTAAAGATCTGTTTGCTTGGTTTAACGGAGGTGATTCTGTTATTAAGGTTTTTTTTGAAAAAGCAGTAGTTTGGGTTAAGAGCGCACTTAATTCGCTTTTAAGTTTCGCAAAAACATATGGGAAGTATTTGGTGATGGCAGTATTTCCAATAAGCATAATATACTTTTACTTCGATGATATTAAAAAAGCATTTAATTCGCTTTTAGATTTTGCGAAAACTTACGGTAAATATCTGATCATGGCTATTTTTCCCATATCGATTTTATACTTTTATTTCGACGAAATTAAAAATGCAATAAATGGTTTCATAAGCTATGTAACAACAGCTTTCTCTTCGATCAATTGGAATGCTTTAATTCCAGATTGGGTGCTCTCTGCTGCAAAATCACTTTCTAGTATTGCGGGTGGAAGTTCAGCTCAAGCAGCAAGTGGGGGACTATTAGGGAGCCTAAGTGGAGCAAGAGCTTCCGGAGGAGTTGTCTCTGCCGGAAAATCTTACCTCGTAGGAGAAAGAGGGCCTGAACTTTTCACTCCGGGAAGCTCCGGAAAAATTATCCCGAATGGAGCCGGTGGCGGTTCAGTCGTTGTGCAAAGTGTTGTAGGAACTCTAACAATTAATGTTAGCGGTTCTAACGAAGCAGGAACTGAGATCAAAGAAGCCGTTATGCGGGCTTTGGACGAATTGTCTGAAGATATTCTTCCTGCAAAATTGGGATTAGCGATTACTTAATATGCCAGCAATTGTTCAAAGAGCTAAGAGTTTAATCTTTGGAGAAAGAGTCCAAACCTATTTGAAGGGTGATGGAACCGATCTAACATTCGACTCTACTATTTCGATTTCCAAAGATCGTTCTGCAAATTCAACGAATCACGCAGTGGAAAAGGGAGCTAATATAACTGACCATGTGACCGATGAGCCTATCGGTATTTCCATAACTGCAATTATTTCAGATTCCGATTGGGATCCTTTAGATCCGATCTCATTTCTAAATAAGAAAGTTAAAGAGCGCCTATCACTGTTATACGACTGGATGGATAAGAAGGTGATTATCTCCTTCTACTCTTACGATGAAATAGTAGAGAGTCTGATCATCGAATCCGTTTCAGAAGAACAAGCAGTTGATCTAGGAGATGGACGCAAGTTAACTTTAAAGCTTAAGAAAATCATAATAGCTGAACCAAGAAAAGTAGAAGTGACTCTAAAATCTCCTATTCCTAAGGCGGGTGCCACTGCTACTGCAACAAAGCAAGTTTCCGGAAGTGCAGGCGCAAATAAGAATCTTTGTGGTGGATTAAAATAAAAGGTAATTATGATCGAACTTGAATATTTACCTATCTCATCGAGTGAAATCCCAATTGAGAAAGATTTCACCATAGGCGAAACTTATTCGTTTCGTTTCTTATATAACGAAAGATCCGATTTTTATACATGTACTATCTTGGATTCGGATGCAAACATTCTATTTACGACTAAGATTTGTTATGCGAGGGAACTTATCGATGCGAAGATCGAAGGTCTCGAAATTAATAGATTAATCATACCCTTAAATCCACAGGAGATAGAACAAAGCCGTGTACTGCAAGGACAGATCGCGAATAAAAAAATGTTCGGAAACGATATCCTTTTGATCCTTGGAAGGTCTACCGAAGAATGAGCACTCTCTTCAATCGTGTAGCGAAAGTGAATATCGGAGGAAGGGAATTCTCTTATCCTCCATTTTCTATAGAGTTCACTCAAGAGCAGAAGATCGGTAATTTACAATCTGCTACTTTGAAATTATATAATCCATCTCCTGAGACGATACAAGTCTTTGAGGCAAAGAAAAAAGGATCTGGAAAGATATTTCCGAAAGTAACAGTTAGCGCGGGATACAAGGAAGATTCAGGAACTGTGGTTCTTGGAGAGGCAATTAATTATTCAGTTTCTCAAAACGGAGTAGAGCGAATTTTAGAAGTTAAGATCTCAGATTCTACGACTAAGTGGAGTACTGCGATCGTTAATAAGAGTTATAAAAAATCATCTGCAGTTTCTGTAATTAAAGATGCTTGTAAAAGTATCGGTATAGATCCAGGTGAGATCGAATTGGGTGAGAATAAGACTTACGATTCGATAACTGTTCGGGGATTCAGTGATTCGATCAGAAAAATCGCAGCAGATACTAAATCTGAATTTTATTTTCGTAATGGTTTATTAACTCTCCAACCAAAGAATTCAAAAAAGAAACAAGTTACTTTACTAAATTCCTATTCAGGGCTTTTGGATAAGCCGGAGAAAACTGCGAAAGGATATAAGATTAAGACTTTATTTCTCTATTCTCTTTGTGTAGGCATGATCGTGAAGATTGAATCTAAAGATGTAAATCTAACTGCAAAGATCGTAAAAGGAACTAAAAACTTTTCTACATTCGGCGATGCAAATTGTGAGTTCGAGGTGATACCTGCATGAGTTTCTCAGAATTATTAGATCGTTACACAGATAAAAAAGGAAGAGGAATGCAGCTGGGCATGGTCTGCCAAGTTGAATCCTTCAATGCAGACACGATGAGAGCAGATGTGCTTCCTTTGGTGAGAGAGAAAAACGAATTGGACGAAGTATCTAATTACCCTGTGATCCCAGGGGTTCCTGTGCAATATGTGCAGATAGGTCAAAATTGTTATATTAAACCTTTCTATCAAAGAGGTGATTTGGTTTGGGTCGGTTTTTCTACATTCGATATTTCTAATAGTTTAGCAGGAGGAGGACGTAAACAGGAAGTTCGACCAGACTCTAAAATTTTCGGATTGGAGAACGCGTGTTTACTAGGTCGCATTGCAGAACAGGGATGGTCCGAACCGGAAAATATGATCAAGTTCGAGGACGGAAAACTGACTCTTAAGGTAGGTTCAACAGAACTTTCAATTGGTTCGGATGGAATAGAAGTGACCGGCGATATTACTGTCGATGGAGAAGTTGCAGGCGATGTAGTATATGAAACGGGACTTTCCGCTTCTGGTTCGAGCGAAGGTGGACTTTCTATCGGTGAGATTAAGGCTAAATTCAATGCTCACACTCACAGCGGTGTAACGGTTGGTGCCGGAACAACTGGACCTCCACCTTCTTCTTCCCAAATGTCTTAAAGGATTTATTATTATATTATGAAAACATTTAAGATCGAAAATAACGATTTAGTGTATACCGAGAGCCAAGGGTCAAACGATTTAACTCCTAATCGAGGCCGTCTTGTTATGTTGGAGGGAGTTGATGCTCTTCGACAAATATTGGGGAATCGTCTGAAAATGTTTTTAGGCGAATGGTATCTGGCTCCGAATGAAGGAGTGGATTGGTTAAGTTTAGTAGATCAAAAAATTTTCGTAAGATCAGCTTTCCTAGATGAGGTAAGAAAGGCGATCTTAAAAGAACCTGCAGTAACCAAGATCGTTTCCTTAGATGCGGATTTTGATCCAAAGACTAGACGAGTATCCATTCAATTTGAAGTTGAAAGTAAATTCGGTACTCTTTCGAGTTCGGCTGTCGGAGGTGTGTAATGGCATTTGGTGTAACTCCGCAAGGCTTCGTTCGTAAATCGTATGCAGATATTCTTCAGGCTTTAGAAGATAGGGCTAAGCTGGAGGAGAATTTTGGTCCGGAAATCGATCTTTCTCCTTATGGAGAATTAGGAATTATTCTTCAAAACGTTGCTAGAGAATTCGATGAGGTCTGGCAGGGGTTAGAAGAAACATATTATTCAAAATTTATCAGCCAGGCAGAAGGAGTACAGTTAGACCGGATTGTTGCTCAGGGGGGGCTTTCTAGAATTCCTGCAAGAAAATCGACTGTTACTATAAAAGTTTCAGGAGACCCAGGCGCAGAAGTTTCTTCCGGTTTTATTGTACAAACTCCCACTGGAGTTCAATTCGAGATAATCGAGCCTGGGTTAGTGACCAATAATCCTACAGGAACAGATTTCCCTTTTCGTAGTATAGATTCTGGAGGAAAAACTGTAGTGGCAGCTGGAACTATTACGGAAATAGTAACTCAGCTTCCGGGAATTAATTCTGTTACAAACTCTGCCCCTTCTACAGGAGGTGGACCGATCGAGTCTGACGCAGAGTTAAGGCAAAGATATAAAGATAGAGGTGCATCTGGTGGATCTTCTTTACCGGCTATTCGAGAAACCCTTTTAGATGTCAATGGGGTTACTGCGGTCTTTGTTTATGAAAATGTAAAGAGTACAGTGGATGAAGGAAGACCTCCGCATTCGATAGAGATCGTAGTAGCTGGTAGTGCAATAAACCAAGACATTGGTGAAGCAATTTTTCGGTCAAAGCCAGCAGGAATTGAGACTTTTGCAGCCGATGGCCCAGGCAAGCAATTTCAAGATGTTACGGATGCGAATGGGCAAGTTCATACCATGTATTGGGCAGTTCCATTTGCGAAACAAGTTTTCGTTGCAGTAAAAATAACAAAAAATTCTGAGTGGTCCGCTGCGAATGCAGATGTTGTCAAAACGAGGGTAGTGCAGCTTGTGGGAGGGGTTGATACAATCGGATCTGAATCGATTGAATATCCTGGACTCGATTTAGGCATTGATGTAATGGCATGGCAAATCATTGCGAACTTTGATGGGATCAAAGGGATAGAAGATATCAAAGTTTATTTATCTTTTACAGCTTTTGGAACCATTCCTCCCGATCCTACTTGGGTTCCTAAACTGGTTATTGATCCTACGCAATATGCAGAAACGACTACTGCTAATGTTACTGTTTATTATACACCATGAGCGCGTTAGAGTTACTTAAGAAATTTCCAGAATCCATTCTGAACCGAGATGAAAATTCTTGGTTAGGAAAGTTATGGAAAATTATCTCTGCAGAATTTGATGAGATAGAGATCCAACTACAGGCGATCAAGGATCTTGAGCATATTTATTTAGCTTCCGGAGTGAATTTAGATCAACTTGGTTCTTTGGTTAACGAAACAAGAGAACCAGGATATGACGATGACGTTTATCGTTTATTTATATTGATAGCGATTAGCAAGCGTCTCGCAAAAGGGACACTTCCAGAAATTATCGAGATTGGGAAAAACGTTGCCGGCCTTGAAACTGGAGCAGCTTTTATTCCGAAAGAATTTTACTTAGATTCAGAGTTAGTCTTGGACGATCAAGGGGTTTTGGATGGAAACGATCCGTTAGATCCGGATGAGAAACGTCCTGCTTCGTTCGTTATCGAGATCGAGGGAGAAGTAGATTTTCTCAAAGTGCCTACGTTACTCGCAAAGGCAGTAGATTTAATTCGCCCCGCAGGAGTTTATGCAAAAACTAAAATACGATTTGTGTTCCTTGATTCAAGAGAAGGTACGAGAACGAAAAGAACTAAGACTTGGGATGGAACAGGTTTTTTCGACGGTTTAACGTATTGGAATCCGCAAGCAAATTATATTATAGATGAAGCGGCTATTGGGAGCGGCGGGAATATAATTCCTCTTCCTTCTTCAGGTCAACTTGAGAATGAATTGGTTCGAAAGCCGGTCCGTATACAACCATTGCCGGATGGAACTCGCGAATATACGATTGGTATTGGCTTCACTGAAGAAAATGGAGAGAATATTAATGAGATCGTCTATTTATCAGATGGCACTTCGATTTTTAAAGATACCTTTCCTGATAAACCGAAGAATTCAACTATAATATACGATTTTAAACTGAGAGAGGTACCATTATAATGTCTCTTCCAAACCCTTCACCTAATACAAATTTTGATCGAAACACGCATAACGATGGTTTGTTATTTGGAGCCGAATTTGAGCGATTGTATGCGAATGATAATGCACTGCAAGCTCAAGTAACGGATCTTCAGAATGAATTACTGCCTACTTCATTTATTACAAATACGCCAAATTGGTCCAATCCTCCTACGAATACGGCTCCTTCTGTAAAGGCGGCGTATTTAAAAGCGAAGAGGGTTTTAAATACGTTCTCGGGATGGATATTGGATTTTTGGACTAGTCGCACATCTCCTGTTACTAGCGCATGGAGTTCTGTATGTTGGTCTCCTTCTCTCGGAATGTTCGTGGCAGTATCTGATGGAGCGGCAGATACATATCGAAGCATGAGTTCGATGAACGGAATCAATTGGGGGGCTAATAGTTGTCCGGACAATCAATGGACCTCTGTATGTTGGTCTCCTTCTTTAAGTCTCTTTGTTGCAATTGCAAAATCTGGGACTGGAAATCGAGTGATGACAAGTTCCAACGGAACGAATTGGACGAGTAGAACCAGTGCTGCTGATAATCAATGGACTTCCGTATGTTGGTCATCCGAATTAAATCTTTTTGTAGCAGTTGCAAGTTCTGGAACTGGAAATCGAGTGATGACTTCTTCGAATGGAATTGATTGGGTAGCGAGAACAAGTGCTGCAGATAATAATTGGAGTTCGGTTTGTTGGTCTCCACAGTTAGGTTTGTTCGCTGCTGTCGGTACGCTTATGGACATAGGTGTGATGACAAGTCCGGATGGGATCGTATGGACATCCCGATATGTCGCCGGAGACCATTGGCGTTCTATCTGTTGGTCTAACGAACTTGGAATATTCCTGGCAGTTGGTTACGGGGTAGGAGTCTTTCAGATACTTGTTTCTTCCGATGGAATCAATTGGCAGAGCAATGGCGTTATGAACGGAGGTTATTGGACTTCCATAAGCTGGTCTTCAGAACTAAATTTATTTGTGGCTCTTGCTACGGGTGGATTTATGGGGAACGGGATTATGACATCTTCAGACGGGGTTAATTGGTGTTTGAGAAAAATACAGGTTTTTTTCGGAACGGCCCTTTGTTGGTCTCCCGAATTAGGCATATTTGTAGCTGTAGCAAATGATAGCGGGATAATGACCACTCGAAATGGGATAGGAAAATGACAATCCCACATAACAATCCAAATACAATATTTACTCGTACTTCTCCTGATGACGGTTTATTATTTGGAACAGAGTTCTCTCAATTATACGCAAATGATAATGAGCTCCAAAACGAGGTAAATTTTTTAGAAACTCAATTTGATCCTCAATCACAACTTTCTAATACTCCAAATTGGTCTTCTCCGTCTACTTCTATTGCTCCGTCCACCAAAGCGTTGGATTTCCGAACAAAGAGTCTTATTCCTCTGAGAAGATTTGCCGGTTGGTTAGTAGATTTTTGGGCTTTGATAGATACTACGAATGAGAACAATTGGACTTCCATATGTTGGTCCCCTGAATTACATTTATTTGTAGCAGTTGCGAGTTCAGGAGCAGGTAACCGAGTAATGACTAGCCCGAATAAAGTCACTTGGCTCCTTCAAATAAGTGCGGCAGACAATAGTTGGAATTCTATTTGCTGGTCCCCCGAATTACATTTATTTGTAGCAGTTGCGAGTTCGGGAACCGGAAATCGAGTAATGACTAGCCCAGATGGAAGAAATTGGACTATTAGAACAAGTGCAGCAGACAATAGTTGGAATTCAGTCTGCTGGTCTCCCGAATTACATTTATTTGTAGCAGTTGCGAGTTCAGGAACCGGAAATCGAATAATGACAAGTCCGAACGGGGTTGACTGGACGAGTCAAGCAAGTGGTGCCGATAATAATTGGTATTCCGTGTGTTGGTCGCCAGCTTTGAACTTGTTTGTAGCTGTAGGTAGTTCGGCAGTAGTACTGACAAGTTCGAACGGAATCAGCTGGACTTCCACTACTATAGCCTCCGGAATTTGGTCATCCGTATGTTGGGCTCCCGAACTAAATATTTTCGTCACAGTATCAGGATATAATTCTCCCACCCAGCAAATAGCAACTTCTTCGAATGGAACTACTTGGACGATTCGTTTGAATACCTCTGTTATAAATTTTTGGTTATCGTCCATTTGTTGGTCTGCTGAATTGGGCATTTTTGTAGTGGGATCGCAAGGGGGAAGTGGCGGTCTTCTGAGTTCTCCTAATGGTTTGGATTGGACATTTCGGACTGGAGTTTCGAATATTCATTGGAATTCTATATGCTGGTCTCCAGAGTTTGGAATTTTTGTTGGGGTTCAATTGCCTGTATTAAGTAGTACGCAAAGAGTTATAACTTCTGGTTCTGGCTTAGGTGTTGGCTATTTAGGATAAGTGAATTCTAAAGTAATAATCATATTAGGAAAACTGAAAACACTATGACAATTCCTCAAACATCACCAAATACAAATTTTAATCGGAGCACGCCAAGTGACGGAAACCTGTTTGGAATAGAATATTCTCGTCTCTATGCCAATGATCGTGCTTTACAAGACCAGTTAACTGCTTTAAATCCACAAACTTACGTAACAAATACGCCCGATTGGAATGCTCCTCTGGCGACAGATCTTGCTCCTTCTCAAAGGGCAGTGGATTCTCTTATCCAATCTTTAGTTCCTACTTTTCTAAAAAACATGGCCTCTTGGTTTGCCGATTTTTGGGTAACACGCACGAGTGCAGCGGATAATACTTGGACTTCTGTATGCTGGTCACCGCAGTTGAATTTGTTCGTTGCTGTTGGAAATAGTGGAACCGGAAATCGTGTAATGACTAGCCCGGATGGAGTTACTTGGACAATCCGCACAAGCGCAGCAAATAATAACTGGAGTGCTGTATGCTGGTCTCCTTCCTTAAATCTATTTGTAGCAGTTGCAACTAGTGGGACCGCGAACCGTGTAATGACTAGCCCGGATGGGTTTACTTGGACGATTCGCACGAGTGCTGCAGACAATAGTTGGAATTCGGTTTGTTGGTCGCCGCAACTGAATCTTTTTGTAGCGGTGGCTAGTTCTGGAACAAATCGTGTGATGACATCTGCTAACGGAACTACATGGACGATTCGAACGGTGACATTGGCAATAAATTGGACTTCTGTTTGTTGGGCAGCAGAACTTGGACTATTTGTTGCCGTAGGAAGTAATTTTACCTTAAACCAAGTAATGACATCTATTGATGGAACAAACTGGATTGTGAGGAGCAGCGCAACTGATCAACCATGGATTTCTGTTTGTTGGGCAGCGGAAATTAGACTATTTGTGGCTGTCGCAAATCAAGGAACGGGAAATCGAGTAATGACATCCCCCGATGGAATTACTTGGACGATCCGTTCGAGTGCCGCAGATATTCTTTGGACCTCAATCTGCTGGTCTCCTTTATTAAAACTATTTATTGCTGTTGCAGGCACCGGAACCGGAAACCGAGTCATGTCCTCTTCCGACGGTATTCATTGGACAGTGAGAACAAGCGCGGCTGACAATAACTGGACTTCCGTTTGCTGGTCTCATGAGTTAGGAACATTTGTTGCAGTTGCGAATACCGGAACCGGAAATCGCGTCATGACTACGCGAACCGGGTTGGGGAAAGGTCATACTTCGTAGAATATAAGAACGAATATATTTTTATTAATAGGAATAATTTTTAGGGGTCCAGCTATATGCCAACACCATATCCAACACCGGAGACTGCTTTTAATCGGTTTACGCCAAATGACGGAAATCTTTTAGGTTCGGAGTTCGGGCGTTTATATACGAACGATAACACTTTACAGAACGAGATTGACGAGATCAATGCGCCTGAATTTGATAATGGAAATTCTGGTGCCTCTAAAACGATTAATTTTGGTGTTGGTTATGCACATAGATTGATTTTAGATTCTGCAAATTGTGTTTTAAGTTTTTCCGGGCCAAAATCAGGTAAAGTATATTCTATTTTTTTAATACAAGACACGACAGGTGGAAGAACGGTTACTTGGCCTTCTTCCGTAGTATGGCCTGGCGGTGTCGCACCAATCTTAAGTTCCGGTCCCAATAAAGCAGATCTGATGATTTTCTATTATTCCGGATCAAAATATTACGGAAGTTATTCTCAAAATTATGCTACAGCATAGAGCTCTTTTTGCCGGCGCCGTTTCTGTAACGCCTGTTTTAGACGTCGTAAACGGTGGCTGGCGTGTTGCTACAGCTAAAGTGTTTTCTAGTATTGCATCCGGATATAGGATCTTTATGAAGGTTGGCCCTACGGTATCATTATTAGATTATGATGAAGTTCAAGAAATCTCCGGAGGCGGACAAAGGCATGTGTTATTTAATACTCCCGTTGAAGGACAAACATATTCCTTTATAGCTGTTGCCTTACAAGATTTAGAAACTTCTCTACCTTCTATTATTAAATCTTTTACAGAAAACGAAACGATTCTATTTTCAAGATCGATTCCAGGCGCTTTCAATTTTACCGTTCCCCAAGATATATATGTTTTAAATTGTCATTTAATAGGCGCAGCTGGAGGACCAGGCGGCGGCGGCGGCGGTGGAGCTAACGATTTTATTACCGGAACTTCTGGCGGCGGTGGCTTAGGGGGAATTGAAGGAAGTAATACGACTTTTGGATCCAATACTGCTTCTGGAGGTAGCGGCGGTGGAACAGCTCAGTTATTCCAAGCCTTACTTTTGGGACCGTTCATTTCACTAATTGGTGATAAAAAG